GAGCAAAGACGGCGGCCCGTGTGCTGTTCGGCTATGAGGCAATCGCAAACACACGTTATCGCCGCACGCGCGGCGTTGACCCGTTGCGCGGCGAAGAGGTCGAGTTGCAAGGATACGACCGCGATCGCTTGGTTTCTACTCTGCTAAACCTCAAGCGCAATGATCCTGTCGCCAAGGCAATCTCTCGACTGCGCCGCACTGACGTTGTGGGGGGTGGGATAATCCCGCAGCCATCAACGGGCGACGATTCGACTGACGATCAGATTAGCGAGATGTGGGCGCAATGGTCGGCCATGCCTGAAGTGACTTGCACGATGGACATGACCCAGATGCAACAGGAGATTGCAGACGCGCCTTTGTTCTTTGGTGACATTGGCGTTCTGCTGACTCGCGGCGGGCGAGTGCAGCTAATCGAGGGCGATCGCATCGGCTCGCCTACGCTTTCGGCATCCGAAAGCAACCCCAACAAAAATGGCGTGATCGTCGGCCCAGCGGGCAAGCCGCGCACCTATCAGATCGGCGACCGTATCAACGGCACGCTGAAGAATTTTAGAGACGTTCCCGCGCGTAATTTTCTTTTGTTTTACAAGCGAATGAGGCCGCAACAATGGCGCGGCGTTCCTGAGCTTGCGCCGTGCGTCAACAGCTTGCAGGACGTTCGCGAGTACGAAGGCATCGAGATGATCTCAGCCAAGGTTAGCGCGTCGCTGGCTGCCGTTATCAAGCGACAGGATTCGGTTCAGTTTGAGCTTTCAAACCGACTTGACGCAAACGATCAAGATGACGTTGGCCGCCTCGAAAGATTTGAGACGGGCAAATTTCATTATCTTGAGCCGAACGAATCAATCGAAACAATCAGCGCAAACGGTCGGCCAAACGTGGACGGCATTCAATTTGTGATGTATCACCTGCGCAAAGTCGGCGCGGCGGTTGGCATTCCGGTTGAGATGATTATGTCGACAATCGGCGAGTCATCTTTCAGCGCGTCGCAAGGTTTAATTCTGCAATATCAAAGCGCGATCGAGGACAACCAAAGACAGGTTGCCGCTTTCCTCAACCGGATTTATCGGTGGAAAATCGGCCAATGGGTTGCCAACGGGGCGTTGACGCCGCCGCAAAATATCAACCTGTTTTCCTGCCGCTGGCAGACTCCAGCCTTTCGGTGGGTAAACAAGGCCGCGCAGGTCAAAGCGGATGCCGCTTATGTTCAAATGGGCGCGCAATCGCTTGACGATGTGGCGAGTCAATTCGGCTACACCGCTGAAGCGTCAATGCGCCGCAAAGCGCAAAACATTCGGCAAGCTCAACAGATCGCCGAAGAGTTTGGCCTTGATGATTGGCGCGACCTGTTCAACCAATTTAATACAACCGCACAAGTCAACTTGACCGAGTTGATGGAATCCGGAGACGAAGAAAATGCCACGACCTAAAATAGAGAGATATATTGAAACCAAAGACGCAAAACTTTGGGCGCAGTTAACGACCTGCGAACAAAACGCATTGCGAAAGAAAAACCTTGCGCCAGATTCGGCGAAAGAAAAGGCCGAGCGAAAACCCGCAAAGGTTGAGCCGCCCAAGGGCAAGAAATAGGTGCCGCCGTTTTACCCAACCGACGCAATGGCTGAAGAGGCCGAGCGCGGCCTTGCTTGGCGCAAAGAGTTCAAGCGGGGCGGCACTCGCGTCGGAGTGACACGGGCAAACCAGATTGCGCGCAAGGACGGGTTGAGCCTTGAAACCGTCAAGCGCATGAAAAGTTTTTTTGCGCGGCATGAGCGCGCAACCAAGGGCGGGCAAGGATTTAAGAGAGGCCAAAAGGGATACCCAAGCGCGGGGCGAATCGCTTGGGCGTTATGGGGCGGAGACGCTGGGCAATCATGGGCCGAGCGGATCGTTGAAAAGGAAAACAAAAAAATGAGCGAAGAGAACCAGAAAAGATTTACCTTTCAAGTCAACGTTGGAAACGTAGACCGCGAAAACGGCGTTTTGCGTGACGTTGTGATAATTGAAGCGGGCGAAGCGCGCGGCCATCGGATGATGGTCTCCGAGCGAACACTTGACGCAGCGGTTGGCCTTTTGGCTGACGATATTTTGCCCGCGTACATTACGCACAACGGCGCGTTTCAAGATCGACTCTTGAACGAGATCGGAGCGTTTGAGGGATTTTATCGGGACGGCGATAAGATACGCGCCGAACGGTTTGAAACACTGCGATCGTGGCGCAAAGCCGAGCCTGACAAATACGAGCGGCTTTTTGACTTGGCCGAAAAAATGCCCAAGACGTTTGGCATCAGTATTGTTTTCGAGGGTACGCTTGCTTGGGAAACTGATGGGGGCGAAGTTCCTTTTGCCAGCCTGAACGAAAAGCCAGAGGATTCGCTTTTTGACCTGCCGACAATCACGCCTTCAAAAATCCAATCGGCGGATTTTGTTGACACACCTGCCGCAACGTCGGCCCTGTTCGCGGAGAATTGGGACAAACCCGCAAACGTTGAAGAGGCTTTTATCATGCCCGAAGATATTGAAAAACCAATTGAGGTCGCTGCGAGCGAATCGGCCAGCTCAGAGTTAGAGCGACGCCAAGCCGAAGAGTCTGCCGCCAGCGAAGAACCAAAAGCCGAAGCCGCCGAAGAAAAGCCGAAGCGCAAGAAAAAGCTGGAAGAGGCCGAGACTTTAGAAACCGAGCAAGTCGAGCTTGAGGAAATTGAAGAGGAGCAGACCGAAGCCATTGAAGAGGTCGAGCTTTCCGAACACGCCGCGCAACTTAACGAGCGCGACTCTATGATTTCCGAGCAGCAATGCAGAATTGCCGAGCTTGAAAACCAAGTTGCCACACTGAAAGCAGTGTTTGGCGGCGAAGAGGAAATTGCTGACGATCTGGCTGCCGAAGTGGAACCAGAGAAAACAACCGACCAACTCAAAGCCGAGTCGATCGAAGAACATTTGCGAGCCAATCCGCGCGATTCACGCATGACCGCCGTACTCGCAGTCTACAAAACCAAGCCTGAGTTATTCAGCGCAAACTAAAACAAAAAAATGGGTGATACTACATACAACGACGGGGCGCGGACGTTTCAAGCAACCGCTGCCGCAATCGCCGCCCACGCTCTTGTTGCCGTTGATAGTGACGGCAAGATTAGCGTAGCAGGTGACAACGCAACTGATAAGGTAATCGGTGCAACACTTGAGCCAATCGCCGCGAGCGGTTACGGCGCAGTGCGCTTGCTGAATACTGGCGGCACTTCCGAGGTGTTAGCGGGCGGCGATACGATCGCAGTCGGCGACACTATTTACACGGACGGGGCTGGCAAGGTCGGCACTGACTCAAGCAACACAAAAATCGGTTACGCTCTTGGCGCATCTGCTGCTGACGGCGACGTGATCGAGGTGTTGGTTCACGCTCACTTCATCTAATCATTTAACCAAGGAAAGAACTTATGAGCTTTTTCGCATCATCCGCCGCCAGCTTCCAACCCGTTGTTGGCGAAGCAATCAACGAAGTAGATCGCCAGCAATTTGTTGGCGCGCAAATCCTGCCGCTGCAAGGCGTTGCCTCCAAAAAAGGCACTTACGTCAAAATCAAAGCGTCGCAGTTTGATAACGACATAAGCAAGCCGCGCTCCGCTGGGGCCAGCTTTGCCCAAACATCCAGCGAGTACGAGAGCGCAACCTTTGAGTGCGTCGAGTACGGCGTTGAAAATATGCTCGACGATCTCGACGTTGCTGAGGCTGAGACTGACGCCTTACTTGACATCGTGACCGTGACCAGCAACCAGCTTGCCGACAACATCATGGTGGGCCACGAGATTCGCGTTGCCAACGCTTTGAGCGGCGCGAGCTTTAACAGCACCGCCGCAACTGCGGTGATGTCCAACGCTGGGGCCGCTACTCCGATCGCTGACATCAACGCCGCCGTGCAACGCCTGAACGGCAACGGCATATTCAACAACATTCAGTTGATCATGGAAGCCTCTCTGTATCAAGAGATGACCCAGACCGACGATATGCGCAATCTAATCAACGGCAGCGGCGCGTTGGCTTACAGCCAAGACCAAGTTGCCCGCGTGTTAGGCGTTGACGGTGTTGTGCTTTGCAACTCGCGTTACAACTCGGCCAAGAAGGGCCAGACCGGAAGCCGCACCAAAATCTGGCCAACAACCTCCTTTTATGTTGCCAGCATCGCAAACGGCCCGCTGTCCAACGGTGGCATCGGTCGCACGCTGTTCTACAACGCGCGCGGAAACGGCGCGTTCACGAGCGAAACATATCGCTCCGAACAACCCCCCGCCAACGTTGTGCGCGTTCGCTCGAACCTTGACGAGTTGATCGTCAACGAGTTCGCTGGCGAGAAGATCACAGGAGCCTAGAGCATCCGCTAGGGGTGGAGAAACAACGGGGCGGGTGCAAATGCGCCCGCCCCTTTTTAGGATTTAAGAAATGGCAAGCATAACGCAAGCGCAACTGTCGGCAGATATGAATCACGCCCTTGAGGATTTCGGCGTGACGCTGACGGTTGTGCTGCCGTCCGGATACACTGGCACGACATTCAGCGCAACGCGCGCGTCAATCACACAAGGCTTTATCTTGGAGACAAACGGGCGCGACGTTCAAATTGATTCGGCCTTTTATCTTAACCTTGTGAGCTTGTCGCCCGTGCCCGAAAAAGGTTGGATTGTGAACGATGGCACGCGCGATTTGAAAATTGCAATGACCGACAAAGACCCAAGCCGCAGCAGCTTAAAAATCGACTGCGTGCGGAGGCACTCGAACTAATGGCCGCAACAAAACTTTGGGAAGTGTACGACATAGAAACGCCTTTTGAAAAGGCGGCAGTCGCGCACATGGCAAGCGTGTTTTCTGATGATCTTGGGCAATACTCGATTGTGCGCACGATAAACGATGAAACGCTTTTGACTCCCCGCATTGAGGTCAGGTTTGAGCTTGGCGACGCAATGGAGCCGATCCCGCAGCGCGGCGGCGGGGCGTCGCCATCTGCCCTTGATTATAGAAATTTCAACGCGCAGTTTTTCGCTCGCGTAGTGACAGACAACGCGCAAGACCAAGAGGACGATCACCACAAGGCGCGCGGAACGGTGCGCCAATGCCTCGCCGTTTCAAGTGATATTTTCAGCACAACAGGATCAGCGGGTGCGCCGCAGTTAACGGGAACGGTTAACGGAAACACTGCGCTGTCAAACGTGGTCAACGGCGACGGCACGGAGTTCAGCGACGAGCTTGCGGTTGGCGACACAATCCGGATCGAATCAAGCGCGGGAAACGATACCAAGGTTGTGCAGACAATCAACAGCAACACGCAGTTGCTCGTTACAAGTGACTTTGCTCTAAACCATAGCGGCGGCAATATCTTTCGGGTTCAGTCTTTCACATACGGGCCAGCCTTGGAATTGTTTACAGTCAACTACATCAAGCCAGAGTCAACCGTTTACGAAACTGACGGCACGTTTAACGTTTCAGAGTTGAGTTACAACATGGTGATCGGCATCCGGTCGGACGCTTGGCCCGCGAGTTAATGGGACAAGCTGGCGAAGTATGAGATACGCGCCGAAAAGGCCGACCCATAAACACAAAATTGGAGGAATAAAAAAATGGCAGTTACAAGCGACGGAACCCAATCATTTGGTATTGAGGTATCCCCCGTTACGATCAACAGCGTTGACTATGTTGCGGAAGATTTCAACGTAACCTATGCGGGCAACCGCGTGGACATCAACGACAGCAACGGCGAGCCGCTCGGATCAACGACCGTGCCGCAGCGTGTCGAGTTCAGCGCAACCTTGCAATATGCAACCTCCTCGACTGCCAACCCTGTAATCGGCAACGAAATGACCCTTTCGACCGGACGCAACGCGACGACCTACGTTATCACCGAGGTCGGCGACGCTCAAACGCAAGGCGATTACGCCAAATGCAGCGTGTCCGGTTACGAGAAAATCAACTAGGGTTTTTGAATGACCGCGCAAGAGCTTTGGGCCGAGTATCGGCCCAAGCTCGACGCCGCGCGGGATCGTGATCGAAAAGAGCAGCAAGGGGTTTTTCTTTCGGTTCCCGAAAACGTCGGCGGCGTCTGGCTTGAGCCTTTGACCATCGAGCGTTTTTTACTGCTCGACGGCATTGATCACCCCATGCTTACAGGCCGAGGCGTGACGCCTGAATGCGTTGCGTCTTTTTGTTATATTCTGTCACCGGAATATAAGCACGGCGACCAAAAGGCGGCGCGCGATTTCATCAAATCATTTTCACCGCCAGACGCCCAACAGTTTGCCGAGCAGTTGGCCGAATACGTTCAAGAGCAATTTGATCTTGGCGGGGCCGACTCAAAAAAAGAAAACCAAAGCGGAGCAAGTGAAAGTTGGGTTTGCTCAACGATTGACCTGTTGGCCTCTGAATACGGTTGGAGTGAGCAAGAGATTTTGCGGCTGCCGATTAAAAGGGCGTTTACCTATGCGCGCGCAATCGTGTCACGGAAAAGCGGAAACAACGTTGCGACATTTAGCAAACACCAAGACCGAGTCAAAGCCGATTACCTCAAAGGCATGGCAAAAATAAGGAGCGAAAAAAATGGCGAGTAAAATTTCACTGACTGCATTTCTTGGCCTTGATTCTTCAGAAATGAAGAAAGGCGTTTCCGACGCTGAAAACACAGCAAAAAAAGGCGGCGCGGAAATAGGGAAATCTTTGGCGGCTGGCGTTGCGGTTTTGGGCGCGGCAGCGGCGGCAGCGGCGGCGGCGGCAGCGGCGGCGATTGCCTCATTTGTCAAAAGCTCGATCGGTGAATTTGTTGAGTTCGAGGAAAAAATGAACGAAGTGTTCACACTGCTTCCCGATCAAAGCCGAGCGGCGGAACGAAAGATGACGGAGGATGCAAAAAACCTCGCGCGAGAGTTTGGCATTTTACCGAATGAAGTTGTGCCCGCGCTTTACCAAGCAATATCTGCGGGCGTACCAAAGGAAAACGTTTTTGACTTTATGGAAGTCGCCAGCAAGGCGGCAATCGGCGGCGTGTCCACTGTTGAAACTGCGGTTGATGGATTGTCCACCGCAATGAATACTTACGGTCAAGAAAACTTGAGCGCGAAGGATGCGGCTGACGCAATGTTTACAGCGGTCAAACTTGGCAAAACAAACTTTGAATTGCTCAGCGGCTCGATGTCAACCGTGTTGCCTGTCGCAAAAGCGATGGGCGTTGATTTTGATCAAGTCATGGCTGCGGTTGCTACGCTCACAAAACAGGGCGTGCCGACCGCGCAAGCCATGACTCAAATCCGCTCGGCCATGCAAGCCTTGGGGTCGCCGACAACAAGACAGTCGGAGTATCTGCAACAGCTTGGCGTTGATACTGAGAAGATGAAGGCGGCACTTGCTGGCCCGAATGGCTTGGCTGTCGCCATGCAAATGATGGAAAAGGCAGCGGCTGGGGATAACGAAAAACTGCGCAAGATGGTTGGCAGTGTTGAAGCGTTGCAAGGCATCCTTGGCGTGACTGCGCGCGGCGGCCTTATCATGGCCGAGTCAATGGACGCGATGGGCAAGAAAGCTGGCGCGAACGAGGTCGCTTATAATAAAATGAATGAATCCCTCAAGCGCACCTTTGAGGCACTCAAGGCAACAGTGAGCGTCGGCCTCACCAATGCGGGTGCGGCGTTCTCGCGTTTATTAATTGCGATGGGGCCAGCGTTGCAAAGATTGGCCGACGCATTTGCTGATCTCGATTGGTCGTCTATTAGGATGGCCATGACAAATCTTGGCAAGACGATTGCGCCGACTCTCGGAAGGCTTGCCGAGGCACTTGGCGGATTGCTTCAAGATTTAGTCAACGTCGGCGGCGGAACCGATAGGCTTGGCGATACTATCGTTGAAGTTTTGGAGGCACTTATTTCAGCGACCGAAGTAATAAGGATCACCTTGCTATTAGTCACCGAACTAAACAAGCTGCTCGGAAAAACAGGGGAGGAGGGGACGCAAGCTGTTGGGTCTATTACGGAAGGGATGAAGGGATTGCTTAATCCGGCAACAATGTTTTTCGACATCTTGAAAAAAATATTGGATGCGTTCGGAACCTTTGGCCCAGCTATTCGCGCGGCATTCACTGGCGACGTTTTCAAATTTGTTGGCGAGCTTGAAAAGCTGCTAATGAAACTGGCAACCATTGTAGAAAAGATTCCTATGGTTGGAAAGGATGCTGCCGAGTCAATAAGAGCAGGGGCGAAGGGCATCGGAAAAATGGGCGAAGAGTTTAGAAAGATTGAGGAGCAAGCCGCAAACAAAAACAAACAGAGGGAACCCAAGCCAACAGGGCCAAGTTTTATTGATCAAATGCTTGCGAAGAAAAGGGAAGAGGAGGCGAAGAAACTTGAAGAAAACCGCAAGGCATTGTTTGCGCTAACGAAAAAACCTTTTTGGCTAACCGCAACAGTCGAAGATTTTAGAAAAGTAAACGAGGACATCTTGAAAAAAGCAAAGATTGCTTTGGAGGGTCAAACGATCGGCCCGTTGAAAGACCTAAAGATTGGGTCAAAGGTCAGAACACGCGCGGAAATAATCGCGGCAACAGGGATGACGCCGGAGCAAATTGCAGCAACCAAGAGGACGATAAGCATCGGAGAGGGCAAGCGATTTGATGAAAGACTTTCCGATATGTTTAGCAAATTTGAAAGTGCATTGAAGGCAAGAACGACGCAAATCGCAACCCGCCCGACCGTTTCAAGTATTTTGCCAATGCCGCAAACGGGCCAGCCCATTGCGCGCCCAGTCGGAACAGCGAAACCCCCAACGGTCAGAGTTGACGCAAACGATATGCTCAAAAAAATGAACACGTTTTATGGCACGGCAATCAAAGACATACAGAAAAGTTTGCGCTCGATTGACAACAGCTTGAAAGGTAAGTTTGTAAACCAGTAAGGGGAAACCATGCCAAGAAACGACGACGCACCAAATACCGGATGGCAAACCGCTGTTGAAGTTTCCAGCGTGCCAAGAATCTTGACGCCGTTCTCAGGCATTGGAGACACGACCGCGAAAATATATGAGCGTGATTTTGTGCAAAACGGCGACTACTGGACGCCCCTCGCGCTTGATACTGCTGACAGTGTTTTCACAAGCGCATTCCTTATTGAAGAAACGCAGCCGCAACAATTTGGCAATGGGCTTGTGAAATGGACTCGACGTTTTGGAACAGTGCCCAGCACGTTTTCACATTATAGCGCGGAGCAGTTCACCTTTTTCGGATACTATGACAGCTATGAAACAAACACCAGTTATCGCGACCCCTACCCGCGCGCAACTGTCACCGAAATCACAAACACCTTTATCAAGTCAGCCGATCCAGAAACCGATTTTCCTTTTGCCTCCGGAGATCAAAAGCTGTTAAGCGAAAACGATCGCGGCGAATTTGTGACCTACGTTGACGCGAACACAACGCCGACAATCTCAACTTATCAAGGATATGTTTCGGCCAACACTCAAATAGTGATCCGTGACCCGATGATTGAAAGGTGTTACGGAAGCGGGAACATTTGGCGAAAACAGGTTTTTAAAGCGGAGGCTCAATAAAATGCCCGTTCAAAATTTTTCTGGCTTATCGTCGCGCACAAACGAAGGTTATAAATTCGGCGGCACTTTTGCGTTGGGCACGACGCCGACCTTGCTGGACAACACCGAGGCGCGGCGCGTTAAATGGTTTATTGAAAACATGGTGTTCAGGTCAGCGTTTGAAATTAACGTTGGCACTCCAGCGACCAACCAATTCCTTGCAGACTTTTCAAACGGCGAGGCGGTCAAGTGGCGGCTCGATCTTCAAACAGCTTTACGTTACGACCGCGAGCCAAGGCTGGGCGCAAACCTAGACTTGCGCGGGCACGACATACTTTTCCGCGAGCTTTCGCGACTGGTTCAATGGGGCGCAAATGGTTTTCAATTTCACCCGCAAAACTATCCAGCCAACACGGACGCCGATTTGCGCGTGATCCTCAAGTTGTTCGCGTGGGATTCTGACAACCCTTATCACGTCGGTTTCAAAACTGCATCGGCAAGCGACTTGGCGGGGAGCGGATCACTTGACGCGGACAATGGGATTGTGTGGACGTTGCCGCACGAGGACGGCACGAGCGGGCAAGTGCTGCAAACGGACGGCAGCCGAATCTTGTCTTGGGTGGACGGCGGCAGCGGTCAAAACTTTGGTATTATTTCAGTCGCAGGGCAAAACGATGTTGAGGCAGATCAGAGCAAGGACACGTTGACGCTGATCGCTGGCACTGGCATCAGCTTGACAACAGACGCCGCAGCGGATTCGGTAACGATTACAAACACCGACTATGGCGGCGGCACGCTTACGGTTACGGAGCAAGACGGCGCGCCCAGCGTTTCAAATGTCACGACAATAAAATTTGACAACGGCACGGTGACAGATGACGGCAGCGGGGTTGTCTCTGTTACTAATTCAGGCGGCGGCGGTTCGTTTCCGATTACAGGTTCCGAGGATGAAATTGTTACTTTAGACGCAAGCGGAAATCCGCAAAGATCGCAGGGGGTCGAATCCCACGGCAACAGTGGGCTGGGAGACAAATACCTAGAGTTTGTTGATCTGACTAATGAGCTTCATTATTTCGTTGGCAAAAATACCTCTCAACATTCCGGCAGTGATGGAATTGGATTTACGTCGACAGATAACAGCGGAATGATCGGCGAGTTTTATGCGGGGGCATCAGTTCTTGGCGATTATAACACGTTTTCAGTTGGTCATTCAATTCATACAATGGCCAGCTCGGAACAGACCGCATTCAACAACAAGAACGCTCTTGATGTTTACGGTCGAATAACAATACGAGGCGCAGACCCAGCAAGTAATGATTATGTTTACGCACAAATCATAAACCCAGATACCACGGGTGCGGCGGGGGTTTTCAGATTGCCAAACAATGACGTGAAAACATTCGGCAGGTGCGCGGTTGTGGATACCATCGACACGAGCGGAAACAAACAAGTGGAGTGGGCGGATGTGCTCTTGTCTGGCGGCTCAATATCTAGCACTTCCGGAAATTATTCATCCGGTCTACATATTGAATGCAGCGATACAACCAATACAGTCGCAACAATGGAGAACGGCTACAAAGTAAAATTTGTTAGCGGCACAGATATTAGTTGCACACTTACAAATCAAGCCGACGGTGTTGGAAACCAGATTTGGGAAGTGGGTATTGGTTACACTGGTGGAGCTAGTGATGAAAGGCTGAAAGAAAATATCAAACCTCTGAAGGGGGCGGCGGAAAAAGTGGCCGCACTGCGCGCTGTCGAATTTGATTGGTCTGACGAAAAGGAAAAGGAAAGAACAGGCAACACGCATGACTTTGGTTTTGTAGCGCAAGAGGTTGAAAAGGTGATTCCTGAGTTAGTACGAGAAAGGAGTGACGGAATGAAAACATTAAATTATAGCGGCGTTGTTCCCTTGCTTTTAGACGTGATTCAGGATTTAACAAAGCGTATTGAACGCCTAGAAGCTCAGGCCCAATGAAACACCCAAACCCGAAACTGTTTGTTGTCATTCTTGGCGACCTTGGAGAGCGTTGCTTTAACTCTTTAGATTCACGCTTTCCCGCGCTCCAGAATGGCGCACAAGCGTTTTTGTTTGTCTCCGCTAGTGGGAATATGGTTGACATCTTAAACTCCTCACAGTGGGCCTCTCATCGCGGGCAAGAGCATCTGACCGCGTGCTTTGATTGTGGTGACGAATCGGTTGCGCTGGGCGCGGCTTGCACGGTCGCTCGGCCTTTCACAAGTCGGGGTTATGAAATCGAGCCTGTATGGATTAGGGGCAAGATTGAAAAGCCAAAGCGCATCAAATCCTTTTCTGTTGTCGCCACTCAAGAGGTCGCGCAAGAGGCCGCGATTTTGATCGCATCGCTGCGAACATTCCACGCCGACCCGATTTTTGTTTTCTGCGATGCGGAAGCAAAGGCGTTGATCAAGTCGCACAATTTTGACGGCGTAGAGTTCAAGACCGAGGCCGACGAAAAGACACTGGCCGCACACAGCGACCGCTTGGCTGGCAAGGTCGCAGCCAAAAACAGCTTTCACCGAGTTGATTGCATCGCTGCAAAAATGGACGCTTGGCAATGGGCGATTGATGAAGCGGGCGCGAGTCTATTCCTCGACGCTGACATTGTTGCAGTTTCAAACCTCAACGGCGGAATGCGCGGCGAGGTTATGCTTTCGCCCCATTATCACGGCGGACCGAAGCTGGAGGCGGCGCGCGACTTTGGCATTTTCAATGCGGGGTATGTTTGGAGTGATCAACCGGACGCGCCGAAAATTTGGCGCGAAATCTACGAGGGCAAGTCTAGGTTTTTCGAGCAGGAGGGCATGACACTTTTTGCGCAGCACTTTGATGTCAGCTTTTACTCTCCCGATCACAACGTTGGGTTTTGGCGTTGCCCCGATTTTGATTTGAACGTGCGAAGCTGGCACGCGCATATGACTGACGCCCTCGACGAAAAAGCAAACAACGGGTTGCGCGTCAAATACCAAGAACACCGCAAGCGCGTTTTTGATTGGCTTGAATATCAAGGGCGCGACGATCTAATTGATTTTATTGAATGCGTGAAAAAATAATCTTTTGCCATTACGGAAAAGCGGGCGGCACTTGGGTCAATGAATATTTGTCTTTGATGTTGCGCCGCGAAGGCTATGCAATTCGAAACTCGTTTTACATGGGTTTAGGCAGAGACTTTACCGAGGACGAAGTGATGCACGTTGCGGATACCTGCGAAGGCTTCAAGACGTACATACACCAACAGCATCTTTCGGTCACAAGTAAAGCCTTAGCGCACCTCAAGAGCAAAGGCTTTTGGTCGTTCATGTTTTTGCGCCCGCCTGAAGATGTCATTTGTTCAATTTATTTTTGGGCGTTGCGAAAGATTGAGGACGGGCAACCTTGCCCGATTGGCCCACACATAAACCCAACCAAAATCGACCTTGGCGATTTCTTTGAGGAGGTCGCGAAGAATCAAAAAGCACTTTGGGCATTGCCGCCTTGGGTGAATCAAGTTGATAATGTGGCGATGATTTCAGATAATAATTTCAGGGCATTCTTGCGCCAGCATTTCGAGCATGAATACAACCCCGACAAATACGACATGAAGGAGCGGCACATGAACAGATCAAACAATGAAGGCTTTGCGGAGTACGCAAGGCAAGGGCGCATTACATTGGCGCAGCAATCCGCCCTTGTGGGGTCGGATGAGTTTGCGGATTTTTCAAACCTAGCGAGGAGGCTGGGACATCGAAGGGAATGGTGATGGATTTAGCAAGCATTATGCAAGCGGGCTTTGCGATAGCGATCGCGGTGGGTGGGTTTTTCTTTCGGCGAATACAAAGCACGATTGACGACCAAGCGCGCCGCTTGATCGGCCTTGAAATCAAGGTTGCGCGGCAGGAACAACAAACCGAAAACTTGATTGACAGATTGGATCGAATAGAGCAAAAGATTGACCAACTACTTAAAACGTGAGCTTTGACCCCATCAACGCAAGTGCTGGCTTTTTGGTCGGCGTGACATTGACCGCCCTGTTGTTTTTGCTCTTTGGAATGCTCACGCATTTCTATCAACTGGCGGATCAAGTTCAGGACATTATCGAGCAAGTGAAAGGTGAAGCTGATGACCCCGCAGGAGATCAAGAAAATGGAACAACCGAAAAATGACCCCTCGCGCAAAGGCGCATTCACAAGCGAATTTATTTTTGCAATCCTTTCGTGCGCGATGACGCTCGCAATTGTTGGCGGATGGGTAGACCCTGAAGGCGGCGCAAGCATGACCGACAAAATCGCCGCAATCGTTGGCGTTGCCCTGACAAGCTGCGGCTACACTTACGGACGCAGCGCGATCAAGCGCGAGCAAATCAAGGCCGACGCTGAATGAAATTGCTTGCCGCTTTTTTTGATTCACTGCTGAAGCATTTGACTCGATTATTGCGGCAAGACAAATCTGCAACAGATGCGACCACTCCTGAAGATATGCGCCGCCGCTGGGATAATCATGTGCGCGACAGCTTGCGGGACGACTAAAGTTGTTTTTGTCGATACGCAAGCCGACCTTGTGAGACTCGGCCCAGACGTGCGCGGCACGGTGTACGTCAACCGTGGCGGCGAATGGATTAAATCAAAAAACAAAGTGACCCTACCCGAAGGCTGGATTGCTGGCCCCTTACCAAAAAATGATTAAGTTTCTGACCTATTGCTTTTGTCTACTTGTTCCGGCCTCATTTCTCGCGGGCTTGATCGCAAGCGCGATCTTGCTGTGGCGCGCCGTTCTTAATTAGGACAAACCGCCCAAGGGTGGATGGGCAAGGCGTGGAAAAAATTCGTTGCCGTTGGGGATAATCACGGCGCACTGATCGACCAAGACACTGCGCGCGCGGTGTTGAAGTTTTGCGATCATTGGAAACCTGACGCGCGCATTCACCTCGGCGATTGTTTCGACTTCGCCAGCTTACGCGCTGGAATCAATCCGGATTCGGACGGCGTTGCGTGCGACGATCTAACCGAGGATTTGTTTCAGGGTTTCAAATTCTTGGAACAGTTCAGGCCGCACGTTTACCTTGTCGGCAATCACGAGGATCGACTTTGGCGCATAGCCACAAGCCACACGCAAGGCGTGATGCGTTACGCTGCGCGCGACGTGATCGACCGAATTGAAAAACAGTGCAAGCGTATGCGCTGCAAGTTGTACCTGTACCACGCCGAGAACGGAGTGCATCACGAGGCAAACGGCAAGCTGGCTTTCGCGCACGGATACAGTGCGAACCAAAACGCCGTGAAGGAACACGCCACGCATTACGCAGCCGAAGGCGGCAGCGTTATCATGGGCCACTTGCACCGCGTAGAAATTCAAACAGGCAAACGCAAAGGCGGCACTCATGGATATTCTGCGGGATGCCTCGCAAACTTTTCCGCAATGGATTATGCAAAGAACCGACTAGCAACCGCAGGTTGGGAAAACGCTTTTGCGTTCGGAGTGTGGAAAGGTGAAACCGCAAACGTATGGATCGCGCGCAAGTGCGGCCCTCGCTGGCTACTGCCGACAGGCGTTGAAGAGTTTTAAAGATGGACAAAAAGACCGCATCAAAATTTGCGCAAGCACTTGGTTCACTTGGCAAGGCCGACGTGATCCCTGAAGGCTGGGCGACCGCAAGAGAGATTGCTGACAGTCAAGGCGTCTCTATGCCCCATATGCAAAAAAAGATTCGCGCCCTTGTAGAGTCTGGCACGGCGGAAATGCAACGGTTTAAAATCAAAACCTCGCGCGGCTTTTACCCCGTGCCGCACTACCGGATCAAATGAAACGCTTGCCGCCCATTGGAACGCTTGCCCGTTTTCATTGGGATGATATTTGCGCGCACACAAACGCACTCGCCAGCGAGGCCAAGGTTGTGCGTTGCGTGACCATCGGATTGCTGCACGCATCCAAGCGCGATCACATCGTTGTCGCGACTTCCCTTTTTGAGGGCGACCAAAAAGGGCCAGAGGCTTGCGGCGATTTCGTTGCAATCCCGCGCGGAGTGCTGCGCAAGATTGAGCCAATCAAAAGCTGACCCCCCCGTTTGACCCTGAAAAAACAGGGCCAAAAATTTTTTTGAAAAAAGTGAAATAATCCCTTTACACACGGGCGGCTTGCCTGTAAGCTGTAAGCACAATGAACGAGCGCAACAAGACAAACCAAATCAAATCCGACAACAACCGCGTGAAGGTCGGCCACTCCCTAACCTTCAGCTTTGGCGAATACGACAACACCGTGATCGTGCTGGCTGGCGAAAAATACTTGCGCCACAAGCTCGGCCTTGATTGCGATGACAAGGCTTTTAATCTCTTATGCGATGTTCAAGAGGTGGAGTCCATCAACCCAATCCACTGGCGCGAGCTTACGGAATCGGAGCAACGCGCTTTTTCTGAGGAGATGGAATATCAAGCCGCCCAAGATTACATAGAGGAGCAGCAGTATCGTGAAGCTATCGGCTTTGCTGAAGGAATCTAGTAGCAACCCCAAACCCAAACAGGAGCATAAGACAATGAAAATACAAAACCAATTCGGAGCAATGGAACAGAACCCAATCAGCGAGCAGCAACTAGCAGACCGCAAGAAAGTCAAGCGGCACGTTGATTGGACGGAGCGCGGCCTTGTGATTGATCGGATCAGATTGATTGGCGACCCGTCCCCGTTCATGCCTTTCTACGATGTGAGTTATTGCACCGGACACATCAACGGCGAACCCGTCAAAGTGAGTTTGCCGTTTTCCCAAGTGCCGAAGAAATACAAAACCTTTCTTTACCAAGAAGCAAAAAAGACGGGCCAATTTATCAACGGCATATTTGACCCCGCAACCGTTTCGATCCTGTAACCCCAAACACAAACGACCAATGAAAAAAGAAATCACCAAGAACGGGCTGCGCATCCTGCGCGAAGAGATCAACGGGTTTCAGATTTGGGAAACAATACCGCGCCGCAATCACATCGGCGGCGTCATGCGCGAGGTTGGCGACGCGGTAACGATCGACGGCGAGACGTTCACAGTGACCGACCTTGCCGAAGCTGGCGCGCGTTGCCAGATCACAACCAAGCGCGTTGTGGACTACGAAACCGTAGCGGGCAAGCGCGTCCACTTCACAACGACCAAAGGCAAGACCGCCCTTGTGTCGCTCTACAAATACCACTGAAAAAACAGGCTCAAAAATTATTTGAAAAAAAATAAAAAAACGCTGGACAGATTACAGGCAAGCGGCTAGGGTGTACGAACAATGAGCAACGCAACCAACAAAGTCGAAGAGATCAAAAACACAATCCGCAACCGTGTCGCGCAGGGTGCAAACCTGAGCGCGCTGATTGACTTGGCCCATCTACGAGCCGAGGCAACCAACGGCGGCGACGCCAAGCTGGTGCGCGCTTGCTTGCTCGATGTTTTTCAAGAGGTAAACGGAGAGCAAGCAGTTGACGCCCTACTTGACAAGCTGGGAATGTAAACCAAAACCAAAAACCAAAAACCCAAACACATAAAGACAATGAAACAAATTCAACAAATCCAATCTGAGCAAAGCCAGATCAGAAACGCAATGAGCGAAGTGCGCAACCGAGTGCAAAACGTTTTCTATTTAGATTTGCCACGCGGCCCAGTTTACAATCACCCGCAATCTGGTTTTCCTGTTCAGGATCGCATTGCCCCAGACGGCACAAGCTCAGAGGCTTTGACAGAATGCTATTACTCCGATTTTAACAGCACCGAGAAAAGCCTTTTGCGCTGGCTCACCAAATGGGAAAAGGCTGCGGGCGTTGACGCGCTCGCGCCATACGCTGAAAAGCTGAAAGCACTGCAAGCCGATCTTGAGGCCAGCAAAAAAGAACTGGCCGAAACTCGCGCCGCAATCAAAGAGGCCAAAGCACTAAAGGCCGCAGTCAAGCAAGGCTTGCTTACTGGCCCGCTCGGCGAATGCCTCAAAGACTTCCGCCCCGAATACATCGCAAGATGTCTTGCCGTTTACGATATGCCCGATGGCGACGGTTACGAAAAAGAGGTTGTGAAATACGATCGCTCTTATCAAAACAAAATCCGCGAAACCGTCTTTGTCAAAAAGGGAACGGGCGAATGGGAGCGCAAAAAGGCGGAGGTTATCGAGTGCGCAAATCATTCGGTCGATGCCTACATTTACAAGCTCGCCGAAAAGATCGGCAAGAAAGTCACAGCCGCCAGCATCAAAGGCAGCTTGTGGGATTACTCAATCCTGACCGTCACTTGCGAGGGCGGAGAGGTGCAGCAGTGGCGCACGCAGTGCATCATAAATGCGCGCTACGAATACAACACCATTTTCAACCAGTGGCCCACACGCCGAATCGACTAGGCAAACGGGGGGGCGGCTAGGCCGCCCCCCCCTTAAAAAGCCCACAAAAACAGGCTCAAAAAAAAATCGAAAAAAAGTGAGAATCAGTGTTGACAGGCAAGCGGCCAGCGTGTAGGGTAAACCCACAATGAACGAGCGCAACAAGACAAACCAAATCACCAAGCAAGACCTCGACGATCTGAAGATCGACAAAAGCAAGCCGATTGAAATCGCTTGCACCTTTATGCAGGTTGACGCGCTCGGCCCTGAGCAAATGCGACGCAAAGCAATGCGCGCTTTCAAAGCCGCGCATATGCTCAAAAAAAATAGGAAATGGCAGGTTGTCCACGGCGAGCTTGACGCATACGGAAACTTGATCCCGCAAGACCAAACTGATTACCCAACACGCAAGGCCGCACTTGAGTCAATAAGCTGCTGGGAAAACGTAACCAGATATCGCCGCGGTGAGAGTTGGATTTATACAGGCGAAAATTGCGACGGGTTCAAGCTCGCTTGTGAAGTAAGAAAAAACACTTTTGAATTTTAACGACCAAACCAAAAAAACCAAACAGCAAACACACATAAAGACAATGAACACCAAAGAACTAAAAAACAAATCCGACGAATTGCTAAAGCAAAAAGTATATGAAATCCTAGAGACATTCTTTACGAAGCAGGGTCTTGGAAAAAAAATTGCTTGCGATAAAAGTCTGATCAACTCCCTGCAAAAAGAGTTGGATGTTGTGCTGAGTCGGCCAACCCTATTCGATATTGAAACCAAGCGCAAAGACTTGATGAAAAGTCTCAAGGTTTGGGATACTTACTCTCCAGAGCATGAGTCAACTCTTTCGCAACTGCATGATCTTTGCACCGATAGTTTTTTCTGGCTTAACAGAAAAGAGCAGTCCGAATTTTGCGCGACGTCTTACGAATTGGAAGAGCAAATTGAAAACGAAGTTTAACGGAGGGCGAATAATGAACAAAAAAGAATGCCTAGAAGAGATATTAAAGGACATTAAAAGTTACGTTGAAGTGTACCATGAAGATGAAGAAAAAGCGCAATCTCTTTGCGATGATTTGCAGCAAATTGTGATTCTTAACTTTGTGAGAATGAAAGGCAAATAATGATTGAACCGACCGAACTAATCAACGGCAAGCCGATCAAGCGGCAAGGCGTTTGCGGCGTGATCGCAACCGCAAACGTGACAGGCCGCACGCCTCAAGATGTGTTTGACCTGTTCAAAAAATCGCGCGGCCTAGACTGCGGCAAACGCTGGCGCGGCGGCCTTCACAACTGGGCATTGCTCAAGATGTTGGACAGGCTCAAGGTCAAGCACGAGCGCATAAAGGTTGAACGTTGCACGCTGCAAAAGTTTGCGGATTGGCACGCAGCCAAAGGCCAGACTTACATCGTGAACGTTACAAATCATTACGTCGTTGTGCGCAACGGTCTGATCGCAGACCAAAGCGGAGCCAAGCCGATCCTTGAAGCATGGTCGCGCCGCCGCTTTGTTCAAAAAGTTTGGCACATTAAAAACCCAGCGATTGACAAACAGGCCGCCAGCGTGGCAACCTCGCCCGCTATGGAAAAACCAACAGTGACCGAAGCCGCCCGCCAATACCTCGCCGAGATCGGACGCAAGGGCGGCAAGAACAACAAGCACCAAGCCAAGGCCGCGCAAACGTACTGGGCGCGACTGACGCCAGAACAGCGCAGCGAAGAGATGCGCAAGCGTGCCGAGAAACGCCTGAAAAACAGGGCCGAAAAAAAATGAAAAAAAGTGAGGAACAGAGTTGACAGGCAAGCGACTAGCGTTTAAGGTGCTCCCACGATGAACGAAGTAAACAAGACAAACGAGATCGAAACCCAACGCCAAATACTTCGCGCCGAGTGCCTGAAGGTTCAACAAGTCGAAAATGTTATAGGCTTTTCAAGCTACTCCGCGAGAGACAGCATTTTGACCATGCCGACCACTTGCTTGATTGACCCAGCCGCAACGAAAGAAAGCCGCAAGGTGATCCGAAAAGCCGCACGGGAGTTGATCGAACTTGAAGGGCGGGAAGTGATCACTGGAGGTCAAAACTGCTGGAGCTATGCGACAGGCGAGCGTCACGCAATCGCTAAACTTTGCGACGAATCAACCAAGATCGGCTTTTTAAAATCAGACCGATAGCAAACCAAAAATAAACCCTAAACAGCAAAAGACAATGAACAAAGACACACAACGAGAGATTGACGGCGAGAACCTGCAACGAGAATACGAAGCGCATCTTGGAATGCTCGCAATGCTTGAAGATATGGGCACGAGCAAGGACAAGCTCAATGCGCTGACAGAGCAATGGAGAAAAAACAATCCGGATTATTGAACCAAGAGCAAACGACCAACCCAAAACCCTAAACAGCAAAAGACAATGACAACCGAAGAACAAACCGAAAACCAAACTCTCAGCCGCTTTGATTTTACCGACGCGCAACAAGAGTTTCTACTGTACGTTGTGAGACGAAACGATGTGATCGACGCAATCGACCTTGGTTGCATCATCGCAAAGCATGGCGCAGACTTTGGGGCAATCTCGGACGAAATCCTTGAGGCTTATTTTGTGAACAGGCACTGGGATCACCAAAGCAATCACTCCGACATTGTGAGGAATCTTGAAAGGGCGAAAAGGCTTGATGAAAGAAAAGCCTAAACCAAACACCAAACCCAAACAGCATGAAAAAAATAAAACTAATAGCCGCGCTTGCGGCACTAACGGCAACCGTCTCGGCGGTTGAAATCAACGGCAAACTGATTCACGCCTTCGCGCTTACTGAATCGCCGCCTCACGGCATAGATCACAACGCGATCGGTGACGGCGGAAAAGCTCGCGGCGCGTGGCAGATGCACTTTGCGGCATGGTGGGAAGCCAGCGCGTCTTTGAAGTCGGCGGGATACAAGACCGCACCGCACGCGATTGGCGCGCACGATCCAGCACTTGCCCACACGCACGCCAAGGAATACATGGCGATAACGCACTCGCGACTTGCAAAGCGCATGGGCCGCGAGCCTAACGCTTTCGAGCTTTACGCCGCTTGGAATCTCGGCGTCGGCGGATTCGCCGAGCGAGGCTTTAAGATTGACGCTTGCCCAAGCGCAACGCGCAACGGCATCCAACGTTTAAAAAATCATCTCACGCGATGACCCCCCCTGCCGTGTCGCCCTCTTTTCAGGCATCTTCAGCCGACTCCTTGGAGGGCGGCACGGCAACCCCCCTATGCGTTGTGTGCGCCAAGACGATTCACACGGGCCACGTCTGCGGGCGTTGCTCTTACAAGGTCAACATGGAAGCGCGCAGCTATGGAAAAGCCAGAGGCCCAAAAGTAAAACGGCACCTCTTCCGAATAGACATAAAAACCGGATTTATTGTGAACGATTATGAATGATCAAAACGAATTTAACTTTGAGAAACCCAAAAGCAAAATTGCCTTGGCGTTTCAGAAATACGACGCGAACAATCCAAACGTGTGGCGGTTGTTTGTCCAATACTCACAACAGGCCGCGCACGCTGGCCGCAAGACATTCAGCGCGCAAGCGATCATTGAACGGATTAGATGGTTTCACTCAGTAGAAAACCCCGATGACGATTTCAAAATCAACAACGATTTCGCCGCGTTCTATGCCCGTAAGTTTCACGCGATGAATCCAAACCTGAACGGGTTTTTCCGCACCCGCAAAAGTCAGGCCGACGATGAGTGAAGGCGACAACATTCTTGCGATTGATTTTGACGGCACGATAATTGTGCAAGGCTCTGGCTTGAGCCGCGAGAGATTAGAAAAGCGACCGATGGCGGGCGCAGTCCATGCGCTGCAAATGTTGCACGCTCAACGCTGGCGCATCGTTGTCTTTAGCTGCCGCGCAAGGGATGAGCAAGGGCGTGCGCAGATCATTAACTGGCTGAGACGTTACGGCATTGACAATTTGGTTGAGGAAATCACCGCGCAAAAACCTTGGGCAAAGTATTACATCGACGACCGCGCGATTGCGTTTGATAATTGGGCAAGCGTCTTGGAAAGGCTAACGGATGAAGGGCAAGAAACTGATGGGCATATTTGATTGGTCGCCGCTTGAAGAGTTTGCGCCGATCTGGCTGACCGATCGGCTGGTTGTGATCTATTCAGACAGATGCGAAAAAAAAATAAGCAAAAACGCGATCCCGATAAAAATCAATCGGTCGTTTACGTTTGGCACTGGCGGCCATCCTTCAACGCGCGGCGCAGTTCACGCGATTATCTACGCCGTGCGCCAAAAATATGTTGACCCAACAAACGCGACGTTCGTTGATCTCGGCGACACGTCTGGGTTGATGTCTATCATTGCGAATCACATGGGGTTCAATCCGGTTTATCTGGCAGCCGAAGAGGAAAAAACCCAAGACGAGGCCGAGGCCAACATTGTGTTGAACGATTGCGCCGCCATGATCACCGAACCCTCAACCCTTTTCGGCGTCGCGCAATATCACCGAGAGACGAATCAAGTGTTTGACGTGCGGCCAGAAATTATTTGCACAATTCAAGGCGGGTCGCCGATGGTTAGACAGTATTTGTCCGATTGCTATGATCTAATTGTTGACGGCGGCGTGCTTATCTGGGCGGGGCATCAACCCAAGGCGACAGGCAAAACACGCGCGGCCCTTGAAGAATACTTTGACGACATCGAGCATTTAATTTGTGACGGTTGGCCCGTTGCGATTTGTAGAAAAACAAAACTAAAGGAACCAAAAGAAAATGAGTAAACAGCAAATAGCAAATCCAAAAACAGAAATCCGCGCGCTCCTTGAGGGCGACGCATTCCGTGAACAGGTTGCCAAGGCATTGCCAACGCACTTAACCCCTGACCGCTTTTTGCGCGTCGCGCTAACGGCATTCAACCGCACGCCGAAGCTATACGCTTGCACGCGAGAGAGTTTGTTTCAATCAATGCTCGACCTGTCGGCGACCGGATTGGAGCCAGACGGCAGACACGCGCACCTTATCCCCTACGGCAACCAGTGTCAGTTGATTATTGATTACAAGGGACTCCTTGCGCTCGCAAAGCGTAACGGCGTGACAGCGGACGCCAAGGTTGTGCGGGAGGCGGATCACTTTGAAGTAATCGAGGATGACGGCAGCGGCAACACTGTCATCAATCACGCGGTCAACTATCGGAAAGCGCGGGGCGATTCGTTTGCGTTCTACTGCCGCGCAACGTGGCAGGAGGGCGACAACCGCGTTGTGAGTTATGAGGTGATGACGCGCGATGAAGTGGAAGCAGTGCGCGCACGATCGAAGGCGGGCAAGTCTGGCCCTTGGGTGACAGACTTTGACGAAATGGCACGCAAGACAGTTATGCGCCGCCACTCTAAACGCTGGCCCCTATCCTCTGAGATTGCCGACGCCATCAACAAAGATTATGACGCGCCAGACTTTGCGCGCAAAGCAAACGCAACATCCTCCCCGCTGTTTG